AAGATACAGAATATCAAAATCATTTAAGAATTCTCAAATAAGTGATATCGTAAACGATATATTTACCACATATCTTAAACTCACACCACAGTCGGTAACTTTAACAAGACCTAAGAACGCACAAACGAAACGTTTTTATATTGACCCAACACTAGGTCTGTATGATTTTATTCTGCCAAACAAAAAAATATTTGAGACCTTACATTGGTTAACATTGTATGCAAGACCGGCAACATTAAATCCTGGTGCAGATTATCTGTTCTTCGAGAACATTAATGGTTATAACTTTGTGTCATTGCAGTCTCTGTTTACAAAAGAACCATTCAAAACTTTCTATTACAATCCGCAGAACGTCTCAATTGAAATCTCTGCTCAAGCAGTTGCGGTAAATCATATGGAAGTGGTAAAGTTTTTTGATGTTTTAGAAGCGACATCACAAGGTATTTTTAATAATCGTTTGATAAGTATTGACCCATTGACACGAAATGTTAATGTAACAGATTTCTTTTATGACCAGTACTTTGCATTATCGCAAACATTAAACAAAGCACCGTTAACTACATCATTACAAAATCGTTGGGGTGATGTAATGTATCATTCACCTAATGATTCTAGAATGGAAGTCGGTGCTTTAAGGCTTGCCCCAACTAATTATAATGAGAAACAACTTTTCACTTCACCTGAAACTAATTCATCTGTCGCACATGACATACATATTGAACAATATATACCGAATAGAGTTGCTCAGTTAGGTCTTGCAAACTATATGAAAATTAAGATTATTATTCCTGGTGACAGTCAAATTTATGTTGGTATGGTTTTGAATTTCAAAACATATGATTTGACACCGACACAATTATCTACACCGAATAGTGAGGCAAAGAAATATGATTTATTCTATTCTGGTAAATATCTTGTTACTGGTGTAAGACACATAGTCGGTAAGACAGAATACAAAACAATAATTGAAATGGTAAAAGAAAGTTTTGGTACTAATGATAAACATTATTTGCCAGCACCACCAAATCCTTTAACGCAAGGCTTTCAGAATGCCGTGAACGGAATACAAAATGTCGAATCGTAATACTTTTTTTGGTTTCAATGGTTTTGTTTGGTGGGTTGGTGTCATCACTAACAATTCAGACCCATTAACAATAGGTAGATGTCAAGTTAGAATTTTTGGTTGGCATTCACCTTTACAAGAGATGCTTCCTGATTCGGATTTGCCTTGGGCACATCCATTACTACCTATAAATAATTCGACTTCATTTGAGACGCCTGATATAGGTGAATGGGTGATGGGTTTCTTTATGGACGGTGAGTCAGGACAATTTCCAATAATGATGGGTATTTTACCTAAAGCGACAACAGACGGTATCACACCGAATGAATAAGGAGTAATAAATGGCAGATTCAACAACACAAGGTTCTACAGGTTCGCAACCAGTTTCAGATTTACAAAAAGCAAGAGAGTTCTATGCGGCTCAACCTTTGTCACCTCTTGCAAATACAAATGCCTCCGCTACAAGTGTTCTACCGGCAGGTGTGAATCTTGAAGCTGTATCTGCACCAGCAACAGCAGGAACTAATCCATTTGATATTGCGGGTAATGCCACAGTCGTTGAGGTACCTAATGTATCAGCGACATCAGCAAGTAATAATACAAACCCAAATATTGCACAGAAAACAGGTACAAGCGGAACAACACCTGCTACTGCAACAGGTGTGACAAAAGGTACGCCAGTAGCAAACGCAAATTCAAAAACAGTTCACGTATGTGATATTTGTAATGGTATGGCGAGTACAATTGCACAAGCAAGGTCTGCAATTCTAAAAGCGTTGAAAGAACTTAGAACTGCAATTCTTAAAGCATTGGGCTTAGGTGATGTTGAGGCTCAAATTAAAGCGGCTAAGGCCGCCGCCGCTTGGGTTAAGAAAGTAATTAAAACAATACAAGATACAATTCAAACCATTCAAGCATACATAAAGTGGATTACAAATTTGATTGAGACACTTAAGAAGGCAATTGAAGATGCAATTAAGAACGGTCTTCAACATCTAGTGGATCAATTTAAACAATGTCTTGCTGAAGCAGAAGCATCAGCGGCAAAAGCAGTTTCCGCATCGAAAGCATAATAGGATTAAATTATGACAATACCTGATAGTTCATGGTCTGAACCGTTTTCAACGGCAAAACCACAGTACCCCTACAACAATGTAAAGCAGACTAGGGGTGGTCATCTATTTGAAATGGATGATACACCTGGTGCAGAAAGAATTCGTTTGCAACATGGAACGGCAAACAATTTTACAGAATGGCAAGCAGACGGCACAGGAATTACTAAGATTTTCGGTAATGGTTATCAAATTACAATGGCAAACAACAATGTCTACATAGGTGGACAATGTAATATTACCGTTGTAGGTCCTTCAGTCATGCACGTTCAAGGTGATTCCTATATACAAGTTGACGGTAATGTTAATCAGACTGTTGGTGGTGATATGATAACTCATGTTACCGGTAATGCTGAGATTATTGGTGAAGGTGATTTAGATATTTCAACAAATGGTGCGTTAACTCTTTCAGCAGACTCATTACTTTTAAATTCTGATTTGACTGTAAATGGTAGTGTAACAGCTCTAGGCGGTATTTCAGCAGTAAGTTCAATATCTTCTTCAACTGGTAGTATACTTGCACCTCTAGGTTCAGTTGCAGTCGGCCTTAAAGCATTGACACCTGCGGTTCTTGTACCAGGAAACATTTATGATGCAGGACCTTTAGCAACACCTGATACCTCAACACTTTCTGCATTAAGAACTTTCTACGATACACATACTCATATTGCAATTGGTTTAGGCTCACCAACAGCACCTCCAATACCATTAGACCCATCCGTTTAAACATAAATAGAAAATGGCAAGTACAATTATATACTCAGACTTAGACTTACGTTTCCTTCCCAACCCGGTGACGGGCGATATATCTATGAGTTATAATGAGCAGGCAGTCATTCGTTCTATCAAAAATATTCTTTATACTGCACCGTATGAAAGATTATTTGACCCAACAATCGGTAGCGGTCTACCAGCATTATTGTTTGAGCCAGTTTCACCACTTACCGCAAGTAGTATTGAGGATGAAATTATCAGACTCATTTCAAATTATGAGCCAAGAGCAACAATTTATCAGTTAAACGTTTCTGCAAATGCAGACCAAGATAGTTTTCAAGTCAGTCTTTCTGTTTTTATTGGTAATAATACGACACCGACTGCTATCAATCTAATACTTCAAAGGAATAGATAATGGCTGGAGCCAATTCTAACATTCAACTAACTGCTCTAGATTTTAACACAATCAAGCAGAACTTTATTACCTATCTACAAGGTCAGTCTCAGTTTAAAGATTACAACTTTGAAGGTTCTGCTATTGATACCCTATTAGATGTTTTTGCTTATAATACACAGTATAATGCTTTCTATCTTAATATGGTAGCTAATGAGATGTTCTTAGATTCTGCTGTGCAAAGACGTTCTGTCGTTTCACATGCAAAGTTATTAGACTATACACCCAAATCTGCAATATGTCCTGTTGCATTTGTCAATATGAGATTTACAGGAGTTACAACACCGACTGTAACTTTACCATCATTCTCAACGTTTTTGTCTGAACAAATCAATGGCGTTAATTATGTTTTTACAAATATTAATCCTGTAACAGCAACAACAAATTTAATTACTAATGTTTGTACATTTTCTAATGTTGCAATATATCAAGGTGTACTTGCATCTTACTCATTTACCGTAGATTCTACAAGTAACCCAACATATACATTTGAAATACCTGATAATGCTATTGATACCACAACATTGAAAGTTGTTGTTCAACAATCTTCATCAAATTCAGCAGTTCAAGTATATCAACCAGCATCAAATAGTTTATATTTAAATGGTTCTTCTACTGTTTATTTCATCAATGAAGCATTAACCGGCAACTATGAAATTTCTTTTGGTGACGGTATTCTTGGTAAACAATTGACAGATGGTAATATTATTACAGTTTCTTATTTGTCAACAGAAGGTTCTTCAGCGGCAGGTGCAAATAGTTTCTCATTAATGACTAACGTTGGTGGATTTAATGGTATTGTTACTGGTCGTTTACCGGCAACAAAAGGCTCGAACAAAGAATCAATTTCTTCTATTAAGTATCAAGCACCTAAAGCATATGCCGCTCAAGGTCGTGCAGTAACTAAAGACGATTACATCTCTGCTATTCAACAGAATACATTATTCGGTTTTGATGCTGTAAATGTTTGGGGTGGACAAGAAAATGATCCGCCAGTATATGGACAAGTATTTGTTTGCTTGAAGCCCTCAGGTGCATATACATTAACTCAAACACAAAAGACTGTTATTACCGACCAGATTTTAAAACCTATTTCAATGATGACTGTTGTTCCGGTAATCGTTGATCCTGATTACAATTACATTAAGATAACATCTAATGTTTTGTTTAATTCAACACAGACAACATATAGTGCATCACAAATGGGTTCTTTGGTATTCAATTCAATTAAGAATTTTGCCAACACAACATTAAACACATTCAATTCAACATTCTCTGGCTCCGATTTAATTGTAACAGTTCAAAATGCAAATCAAGCTATTTTAGGTAATGAAATTGCAATTCAGTTACAGAAAAAATTCTATCCTAGTTTAACTGGTTCTCAATCTTATAAATTTAACTTTGGTGTACCACTTCAAAGAGGTGTATTACTAAGTGGTGTTACAAGTTATCCTGGCATTCAATACACAGACCCAACAAACATTACAAATATAATTGATGGTGTTTATATTGATGAAATGCCAGAAGTGACATCAGGTATTCAATCCATTTCAATTATCAATCCTGGCTATTCATATCAGTATCAACCAACTGTCACAATCTATGGTGATGGTACAGGTGCAACTGCTGAGGCAATTCTTACAAATGGCTCTCTGAGTGCAATTAATGTGACTAATGCAGGTTCAGGTTATACTGCCGCTTCAATCGTAATCACACCCGCAATTAATGACACCTCAGGTACAAATGGTGCCGCTGTTGCTACATTAGAAGGTCAGTATGGCACATTACGTTTATACTATTATAACGGCAATAATGTCAAAACTATTTTAAACCCAAACATCGGTGTAATTGATTATATAAATGGTATCGTCACATTAAATGCATTTAATCCTGTAAATGTTGACAATGCTCTTGCTCAATTGTCTATTACAGTTAATCCTGCATCGACTATGTTCTCATCTACATACAATAGGATTATCACGGTTGATCCTAATGATCCGACTGCTATCACAGTTAATGTAACCGCAAAATAATGATACAAAGTAATCAGAAAACATCGTTATTCATACCATCGCAGTTACCTGAGTATCTATTAGATACTTCGGTATATGGGAATAACTTCGTAACGTTTTTACAAGCGTATTACGAATGGATGGAACTCGCTAATACTGCAAATGCTAATACAGTAACAGCAGACACTAACGGTACTCAAGGTGCTCTATATGCATCAAAGAGTCTATGGGATTATACAGATATCGACAATACTCTTGAAGGTTTTCAACAGTATTTCATTAATGATTTCTTACAATACTTTCCAGCAGAATCTTTAATATCACCTACGACTGCGGTAAAAATTGCAAGACAATTGTACCAGTCTAAAGGTACTCCTGCATCGTATCAATTTTTATTCAGAGTTTTGTTTGATTCAGACTTTGATTATTTCTATACAAAAGATGCCGTCCTTGCCGCATCTTCAGGTAAATGGTATGTACCTAAGAGTATTCTTTTAGAAACATCAGATACAAACTTTCTTGCCGCAGTCAACTATAAAGTATTTGGTTTAATATCAAAATCATTTGCTACGATTGAAAATGTTATTTTAGCTGACAATAAAATTGAAATTTTTATTTCTGATATTGAACGTTTGTTTCAATCAGGTGAATCAGTAACTATTGTAGATGCTTACAATCAACCGGTTTACTTTTTAAATGGTAAAGTGGTACCAGCAGGCACATCTGGTGCAGAAACTTTAACTGCTGTTATTCTTGGTCAGATTAGTCAAATCAATATCAACCCAACAGCGAGAGGTCTTGGTTATAACGTAGCAGACCCTGTGATTGTATATGGTGGTTTGAATTCTAACGTTGCAAACCCTATCGGTGCAATTGCTGAAGTCGCTTCAGTTACAACAGGTTCTATTCAAGATATTACTGTTGTAAACGGTGGTTATGGATATTCAACATTTCCACCAAGCGGTACATCATTGTATCCAGGTAATGCAGTTTCATTAATCTCTATTACTGGTCAGCAAACATCAGGCGCAAATGCCACAGTATTTTCTGTAGCATCTGGTGGTGAGGCGACAATAACTATACCTATTGATTCTATTGCAGTTTCTAATGGTTTTAGTATTGGTAACACATTAAGTTTCTTATCAGCAAACACAAGTGCAACTGCAAATGCAACACTTGCAAACGCACTAACATTCACGACAATACAAACTAACCCAATCGGCTCTGTTGTATTGAATAATGGTGGCGGTGGTATTAATTATGTTCCTGTAGCAACAGCACAGTCACAGTATGTTTCAAACGACACTACAAACAATATTTTTGGTAGTATCAGTTCTTTAGGTATTCTTGCACCTATTCAGATTGCAAATACAGGAACAGGATACAGTAATAATGACACAATCGTATTTACCGGTGGCTGCGGTTACGGTGCAAATGCAAGAATTCGTGTTAATGCAAATGGTAGTATCATAAACGTAATGTATCAAGCAGTTTCAGGTTTACCGTCTGGCGGCTTAGGATATATTGGTGGTGTTTTACCTAACGTTTCAATACAAACATCTACAGGTTCTAATGCTACTATATACGTACCTGGCACACTTGGTTCTGGTGCAACATTCTCATTAACATTGAATCAGATTGGTGCAGTAAGTTTAATTAATGTACTGCAAGGCGGTGAAGATTATACTGGAACACCGAATGTATCATTAGTCGTACAAGATATCGTAGTCTCAAATCTTATCCCTGCACTTCTACCAGTATCTGGTGAGACCTTGTATCAAGGTGCAAACGTAAACGTTGCATCATATATCGCAACTGTTAACTCTATTTCATTGCTACAGCAAAACGGAAACCCTAGACAATCTGTTTATAATTTAAGAGTCTTCAATTATACATCACAACCTAATCCAACATTACCATTATTAATTAAAAATACAAATATTAATATGGCAATGGTTAATACTGCTTACGGTGCTACTCAGTATACACAGTCAGTTTATAATCAATATGGTGTAAGAA